ACTGGGCCGCATCTCAAAGTCCGTGGCGGAGGAAATTTCCCCGCCCGCCAAACCCTGATTTCCCATGACCGTTCACACAGCCATCGCCGCGCGCAACGCCGCCCTGAATGCCATCGCCGCGCTCCTCAATTCCGGAAAGCTGGCGATCTACACCGGGTCCATGCCGGCGACGCCGGAAACTGCGGCAAGCGGCACGCTGCTTGTCACCCTCACCCTCAACGCCACGGCATTCGCCGCGGCCTCCGCAGGCGCGGCCGCCGCGAATGCGATCACCGGAGCCACAGCCGTCGCGACCGGGACTGCCGGATATTACCGACTCTTTCAATCCGACGGCACTACGGCCGTCCAGGACGGCGATGTGAACACTTCCGGCGCGGCGCTCAATGGCGGCACGACCTCGATCGTCTCCGGGGCGAATATCACCTGCTCCGCTTTCACGCTCACCCTCCCGCAACCCTGATGTCCGCCTCTGGCACAGCCACCTTGAATTTCGGCAGCTTTCCCGGCGCCTCCGATGCCTCGCTGGCCATCACCGGCCAGGCGGGGATCCTCGCGGGCTCACTTGTCGAAGCGTGGCTTTTCCCCGCGGCGACCGCCGATCACAGCGCCGACGAGCATCTCGCCGAATCGATCGAGATCATGGTCGGAGCAATCGTTCCGGGTATCGGGTTCACCATTTTCGGCTTCAACTTCAACCCCCTCTCGGATCCCAAGGGCCTGGCGACTCTTCTCTACGGACAATGGTCCGTCGCCTGGGTCTGGAACTGATCCAAAACTCTCATGGCAATCCAAGTTCAGGGCAATAGCGGAACGGTCGCGGAGGTCGAATCCGGCACGCGCGCAGTGCGAACGACGCCCCGGCCTGTCGATATCGGCACTCTCGGAGCCTATCGGTTTTCCGTCGTCACCGGAACGCTGGCCGCAGCCCTTGCCGCCGGCGCCGTGGTCTTCTCCGCCCGGTGGACCGATGCCACCCGGCTCGCCGTCATCACGCGCCTTAAGGGGCGCTTCATGCCGCTCACCCCATTCACCGCGGCGACCTTGAGCGACCACACCTCGATCGACGCCTTTATCGGCCGCAGTTTTTCAGGATCCCACACGGGTGGCACCGCCCTCACCCTCACCGGCAACAGTTTCAAGATGCGCACCTCGATGGGGTCGACCCTCTTTGGCGACCTTCGCATCGCTACCACGGCCGCCCTGGGCGGCGGCACGGTGACGCTCGATCCGCATCCCTTCGCCGCGACCCTGCGCAAGGGCAATCGCGTCAATCCCGCCTCGGCCGCGGAGGAAGTGATCCAGCCGTCCGACGACGGTCTCAATGTCGAATTCACGGTTGGCGACGGAGCCTATCCGATCGTCCTGGCGGCGAACGAAGGAATCGTCCTTCGCAACCGCACCGTCTGGCCCGCGGCCGGCACGGGCATCCTCCTCGTCGAGATGAACTGGTCGGAAGTCGCGGCCTATTGATCGGAAATACTTATGGTCACCACAAACAACATCCTCACCAATCCCGCCACCAATGCCCTCCTGGCGGACACCGGGGCTCTGAACGGCAGCCAGACGAGCCTCACCGCGCTCATCAGCTCGGAAGTCGCTTGCATCGTTTTCTTTGAGTACATGAACGCCGCCAACACGGTGGCGCTCTACTCCCACGCCTTCATCATCGGCGCGAATACGAGCCAGCAGTTCGACCTGCCGGGTCTCAGCTACCTCGTTGGCGAACGCTTCCGCCTTCGCCTGAACGCTGGCGTCACCGGGCACGTCCAGGGCTCGCTCTTCTACTTCTAGCAATGTCGCTCCTCCTCGCATTGCTTGGCGGATCCGCTCCGGTGAATTTCACCGGCGCGGCTTCGCTTGCCGCCGCCACGGCCGCGGGGAGTTTGAGCGAAGGCATGGCGACCAATGGAGCCGCAACGCTGTCCCCGATCCAGGCGGCAGGCTCAGTTTCCGAGACGATCAACGCCATCGGCGCAGCGTCGCTTTCCCCGGTCCAGGCCGCGGGCACGGCTTCCGAAACCATCAATGCCATCGGCGCGGCCTCGCTCTCTCCGGTTCAGGCATCGGGCGCCGCGGGGGAAACCGTCACCACGACCGGAAATCCGTCCCTGGCGCCTCTCCAGGCCTCGGGGACCCTCGGGGGCTCAACCGACCTTGTCGGCGTTCCTAACTTGGCTGCGCTCTCCGCCTCCGGATCCGCCAGTGAGACGATCTCTTCCACCGGAGTCCCGCAGCTCGCCGCCCTTTCCTCTTCGGGCAGCATCACCGAGACCTTCGACCTGGCCGGCGGGGCGACGCTCTCGCCCTTCACCGCTTCCGGAAATCTGAACCAGGGGACGCCGGGCGATTTCTCCGGATCGGCTACACTGGAACCCTTCGGAGCCTCCGGGTATTTCGACCAGACGGTCGAGAGGATCTACGCCGGGAAATGGATTCCGCTTTTCCGGGATGCCGGGAAGCCCGTCACCTTTACCGGTTCTTCGGGCCTGGCTCCCATTGGGGCTGCGGGATTCGTCGAATCCGCAATCGATCTCCAGGCCCGCGCGGCCGTCGCCCAGGTCATCGCCGAGGCGCAGCTCATCAACCTATCCGACGAGGAGGAACTCGCCGCTCTCGCTCTCGATCTACTCTCATGAATACGCCAAGCTATTCCGCTCTCCTCAAGGCTGCCGGCCTCACCGCACCGAAGCGCCGCGAGCTCGTTGTCACGCCCAGGATCCTCGATGAGGCGAAGGGAATCGTGCGCTATACCGCCAGCGACGAGACGCTCGACTGCTACAATGAGATCGTCCGCGCGGCCGGCTGGCAGTTCACCTTCTTCTCGAAAAACGCCCCCTTCGTCGACAGCCACGACTACTCGACCATCAAGAACCTGCTGGGCCAGGTGGTCGACTTCCGCGTGAACGGCAACGCCCTGGAGGAGGACGTGGCTTATTCCCGCGAACCGGGCACGCTCGCCGAGTGGGCCTTCAAGATGGTGCGCGACGGGTTCCTCCGCGCCGTCTCGGTGGGATTCATTCCGCTCTCCACCGCTTCGCGCTACGACCGCGACCGCACCTCCTTCCAGGAGCAGATCGACGAACTGGGCCTCGATGCCCAGAGCGCGGCGAAACTCTCCTGCGTCTATCTGCGCCAGGAGCAGCTCGAACTCTCGCAATGTGTCCTCGGAGCCAATCCCAACGCCCTGGCCAAGGCCTACAAGGGCGGGACCCTCTCCGAAGAGGACATCGACAAACTTTCCGTCCTGATCGCGAACACGAAAAACGCAGCTCCGGCCGCAGTCTCCGCGGACGCCGGCGCCGCCTCCCCGCGGACGAAGCTCGCAATCCTGGCGGCGATTCAAACTCAGCTCTGATTCAACGTGAAAAAGTTACTCTTCATTCTTCAATATATCGCGGCCATCACTCTGGTGGCCGCCCACAACTGCCTCCGGCTTTCGGGCTTCGGGCAGTTCTCGGTCCCCCTCTATCTCTGCGTCGTCGCGGAGGAGGAATCGGTCGACAAGCAGATCCTGAAATCACTCGGCGGTCTCAACGAGCGGCTGAAGCAGCTCGATGAGATGCAGAAATCCGTGACGAAGAACGCCGCGGATTACGAGATCGTGACCAAGATCACGGCCGAGGTGAAGCTGGAGCTCGACAATTTTCGGCGCCAGCAGCTCTCGATCAAGTCAGGCTCGCGGATCAGCCCCTCCGGCCAGGTGTCGGAGGAATGCGCGCGCTTTCTGGGCGGCCTGGTTCTGGCCGCGGGAATCAACCAGGGGAAATTCTCCGGTCGACAGCTCGAATTCGCCGAGTCCGAGATGAAGAACATCCTCGGCGTCCATCAGAAGGCCGCGCTGACCAGCACGGACATCCCGCTGCCGACCCTCTATGCGGGCGATATCGTGGAACTGGTCTACACCTACGGCTTCGCCCGGAAGTTCGGCACGGTCTATCCCTTGGGCGCGCTCACGGTGAAGCTCCCGAAGCTGACCACCGATCCGGTCTTCGGCTTGATCGCGGCCTCCGGTACGGTGACTGAAAAGTCCCCGCAGGTCGGCTTCGTCACCTTCACCGCGGAAAAGTTTGGCGGCCTGGTCCGGCTGCCCAGCGAAATCGAGGAAGATTCGGTCGTGGCCATGGGCCAATTCCTCGCCCGCTACTGCGCCCGCAATATCGCGGCAATCGAAGACTGGCAGTTCTTCTGCTCGACGGGCGGCGCTTCCGGCCAGAACGGCACCGCGAAGGGTCTCCTCATCAGCTGCAATGCCGCGAACGATAACGTGCAATATATCTGCGGCGGCTCGACCAGCTCCGGGAAGACGGCGATCAGTGGCGCCGTGTTGGGGGACTATCGCTCGCTCCGCGCCCAGGTCTCCGGCGCCGTGCTCGGCAACGCCAAGTATTACATGCACCCGACCTTTGAACAGGCTCTGGTGGCATTCAACACCTCGGCAACCGTGACGCCCTACATCCGCGGGACGAAGGACACTCCCGCCACCCTCGATGGCTTCCCGATCATCTGGGAACCCTCGATGCCGGTCTACACGTCGACGCCCTCGGCGACGACCGGGTATGTGCTCTTCGGTGATGTGTCCTACGAATACCTGGGCGTGCGCTCGGGCGTTCGCTTCGACACCAGCCGCGAAGCCGCCTTCACCACCGACGAAATTCTCGTCCGGTGCCTGGAGCGCCTGACGGTTGGCAAGATGGCGACGGCCGCCATCGCCGTCCTGGTCACCTCCACGACCTGAACGAGTTCTCTTCGAGCTGCCCGGACTCTCCGGGCGGCTCTTTAGAGCCCTCAGCCAATGCCTTCTCCTCTGCCAAGCCAACCAAGTCCAATCCGCCGGCCAATCGTGCGCCCGCGGCCGGTGCCTCCACTCCCAATCGTCACGCGCTAACCCATGAACGCCGGTTTCTCCAATTTGGCTACGCTGAAGGCTTGGCTCTTGCCGCCAGCCCTAGCGGCCGCGACCGATTACGACGCGCAGATTCTCGCGATCGGCCGCGGGGCGGCCGCGCAATTGGAGGGCCACTGCAACCGCAAATTCCCGCGCGTTGTCGGCGATCTCTACGAAACCACGGCCGACCGCCTGGTCGTCATCCTTCCGCGCTATCCCGTGGAAGTGATCAGCAAGGTCGAGATCCGCAATACGATCGCGGAGGGATGGATCGACCAGGGCAACCCCGACCAGATCCTCTTTAACCGTCGCGACCAGGCCGGCATCCTTGACATTGGCGGCTGGCTGGGCGGCCGCTACCAGCGGCTCCGATTCACCTTCACCGGCGGATATTTCTTCGAGCAGCTTGAGCCGGCCGACACCGGCTATCCGACGGCTCAGCCGTCGGGAAGCGCGGCGCTGCCCGATGACCTGGCGCTCGCCTGGCGGCTGCAATGCGAGCATATCTGGACCCAACGCGACAAACTGGGTCTCTCGATTGCCGAGCAACCAAAGACCCTCCACGGCGTCGTTCCCAATCTCGCCTCGATCCAGATCCTTCCGCAGGCGGCCAACCTCGTGCGCGAATTGGTGCGCTACTCGATGGTAT